TACATTACCGAAGTTGAAGGGCTGTAGAATCTCTGACGGATTACCATTTGTCAGGAACATTTTACCTGCTTTAACTTCTGGCTTCATGCCTCGTGGTAGTCTACTTGCATCAACAGCCATCATAGGGTGTATAGTTAGTGCAAGTGCATCAATACGAGCTCTTAATTCAGTATCTAAAGCCTTTTGAGAGTTATATCCTTTCTCACATACACCACGACCCCAAAAGCGATTAGGTACAATATCCCAAGGGAATGCAACAATCGGACGGTCTGACATCATGTATGGGTTTTCTTCTGCTTTAACGATAACACCGTTAGCAAGTACAATAACTGCTTCTACGTATTCAGCTCTCTCTTCGTCCTCAGACAGCTCAACAACTTCTACATCTTCGTCTTCATCTTCTCTCTCAAAGTCCTTTAGAGCCTCATCAAGGAGCTCTGACGGTACAAGACCGTAATACTTTGTAAGACGTACCTTATCTTCTGCCTGATGAGATAGTTCTTTATCAGCCTCTAAATCATTATCTGTTGTGGCAATACCTACTTCAACATCCCTGTACACGCCTGACTCTTGTAGCATTGTTACATGGTGTATTGGTACGAACTGGTCAACTGCACAGCCTAAAGCATCCTCAATAGATGTAGCTACAGGGTCAATTAGAAAGTTCTGTGGAAGAACAGGGTTAAGCTTAACAACAAACCTGTCCTCAATAGTTACACCAACTGCATTCATACTACCATCCATAATAGGCTGTGTAGAAGGCTTCATTTCTTTTACTTCTTCAATGACAAGCTCACCAACAGCAGTACCATAAATAGCCGATGTTAGGATACACTCTGCAACAGACTTACGAGTCCTTGCAAACTCAAAGTCCTCCATCAATGTCTTCTTAATGCTTGCAATGTCTGTAGGGTCTTGGTCAGCGATATCATCACGAATATCAAACCAGTTGCCTCTACCAAAGGTTGCTTCTTCTACTTCGGCTACAGAGGACTCTACAGCCTGTTGAAGTGCAGGAGCAATAAGCTTAGAACGCTCAGACTCTCTAAGGGAATCCGAACCATCCCATATGCCACGCCATAGTCTATAATATTCGTCATGCTTAGCTTCATAGTTGTTTTCGTAGTGGTTTCTCCAGTCTTCACATTTAGTCATCACCCAATCTTCAAGTGTCTGACCTGTCATATAATCTTCAAAATCTAAACTCATTTAGTGTTCCTCTAAGTATTGTATAGCTTTCGCTAGGAATTCTTTGTTATCTTTAAAATGACCTAAGCCTAAATTACAGTTAGTACATAATAGTTTTCTTATATCATCACTTTCATGACAATGGTCTACAAATAGTCCTCTAGATTCATATTTTTCGTCAATACCACATATATAACATTTATTTTTCTGCTTCTTTAGCATAGCTTTATATTCTGACAATGATATACCATATGTTTTTATCAAGTACCTATCTTTTGTGATATCTCTATCTCTTATATTTTCTTCTGTTCTACAGGATTTACATGTACTCTTATGACCGTCCTTACCTCTTGTGTACTTATGATACTCTGATAAGTCTTTCTTTTCTTTACATCTAATACATTTTTTCATCTAATACCCCGCATAGCTATCCATTGCCTCATATTCATCTTCTTCTAACCAATCTGTACTGTAACTTACAATAGCTAATTGGTCTATGTAAGCCAAGCTATCTATTAAATCATCGTGGACTAAGTGGTTAGGGAATTGGAAGAGTTCATCAAGAAACTCAGAGTTCCACTCACCTTTACCGACCGTTATAAGCCCATTTTCAAACCTACCTTGCAGAGCCCATACAATCCTATCTGTTTTCTTCTGGTTACCATGTGTTAGTAGTTGTATGTGGAAGTATCTAGCTTCTCGCTTCATCATATCTAATAGAGGTGACATTACAGCCTGTTGAGCTATACCACGCTCTATTCCAACAGCAGTAGGATGGTACTTCTTAACAGCCATAAATATCTTCCTAGCTGTTTCATCAAGTGTCCATCTTCCGTAGATAATATCTTGTATATACCATCCATGCTCAGAAGCCTTTACAACACATATTGAAGTGTTATCCAGCTTCTTATTCTTCTTACCGCTTGTCCCATCTGTAAAGCCTGCTAAATCTATAGCTATGAAGTAATCCCCTATTTCAGGAGGCTTATCTCCGAACTGTATCCACTCTTCTTTGAATATCTCACTACCTAGGGCTTCAAAGCTCGCCATAAACTCCTGACGAAATGCGTAAGATGACATAGACTTTTTAGCCATGTCAATCTCTGTTTTCTTTAATGTTTCATTATCGTATGACGTGTAGTGCCATGCTTTGTATGTCGGGTCTTTAGCGGTGTCTCCATAGACATAGAGGTCGTAGAAGTGATTTCTGCCCTTAGGAGTACCTATGAAGAGTGCTCCTCCTTCCCTATCAGCCAGTGCAGGACGTAGTACCTCTTCCCACACAGTAGGCTTCATATCAGCATACTCATCCATTACAAGGTATTCAAGACTAACACCACGCATTGTATCTGGTCTGTCTGCACCTTTTAAGCATATACGAGAACCATTAACAAGTTTAATTTCCATATTGTTTACATGCTTTGAAGCTATTATAGGGAATAGTAGCTCTTCTAGTAAAGACCACATAATGTCTCTTGCCTGACCCTGTGTAGGGGCTACATAGAATACTGTGCAGTTATTCTTACTCAGTGCCTTTATAGCTAACTTCCATACAGCTAGTCTTGATTTACCGCACCGTCTACCGGCTGCAACGACTTTAAAGCGTGTAGGGTCATTGTATACTTCTGTCTGCCAATTAAGGAGCTCTACATTAAGTTCCATTAGTAGCTCCAGATAGTAGGGTTTGGAAAGTCTTTAGAGACACCTAAATGTATAAACCTACCATTACCTTTTTGATTTATACCAATACGAGTAATACCATGCTTCAGAGCCACTGTAACGAGCTGTAACGCCTTTTCACCTGAACAGGCTATGTCTATAGCCCTACCAGTCTCATGCTCTCCAGTAAAGGGCTTACGAGCTTCTATGGGGTGGTCTTTGCAGCGGTATGCAGAGCTAACAATAAAAGGAAACCCACACTCCTCTCTTATAGTGTCTAATAAGGCTAGGAAGTCTTTATCGAACTTATGAGCTCCACAGTGCTGACAAGCTAGTTCTTTTTCAGTAAAATACTTACTCATCACCTACCTCCTTGAAGTCACCGTCAACAACATCATTCCCTACTTTAACACCACCAACACCAGTAATATTAATACTGATTGCGTTAGAGCCTCCTGACTTTACTACATCTTTCTCAAAGGCGGCTATGGGCGCTATTCTATCTATAACGAGCTTCCAAGCCGCTGCTTGATTCTTATGTTCGTTATTAAGTGCAGCATCAAAGATAGATTCTAACACTTTTGCTGACTTAGGAGAAGATAACATTCTAGCTTTGTATTCATTTATTATAGCAGCATCACCTTTAGGTCTTCCGACTTTGTTTCTATTAGTGTTAGCCTCTAACTCGCTTTTCTTTGGTCTTCCTACTTTTCTTTTTTCGGACATTTTATTCCCTTAGTTATAGACTATATAGGTTCTAACAACTCAAGGGCTACTAAGGCTGGCTTCTTATGGGGGTTTACTTTTCTGCCTTGCTTAGTAGGTTACATGTTTGTAAAGACCTATATAGTTATCTACTTAACATCCTTTTATTATAGCATACTTTATTCTAAAAGTCAAGTCTTTTCTTCAACTATTTTCTATTCCTTTTCTCAATAGTTTACATGCACAGTTCCCTCCACAAGTAACCCTTTATAATCAACTACTTAGTCTGTATAGCCTGTATAGTCTATTACCCCTTAATTAATAGGGTTATTGTCTGTATATCGTCTAATTAGACCTGTAAAGTTCTTTGGTTATTAACGTAGGCTTATTAGGTCTTTTTAGTTTACCCCTCTTGCAAATCTCAGCGGCTACCGTAACTATTCAGCCTGCCTAGCCCTCCCCCCGCCCCCTCAATAGCCTTTGCAGCCTGCGTAGTTGGCACGTAGCTTGCATAGCCTGCGTAGTTGGCACAGTCCTTGCATGTCCGCTGCATAGCCTGCATAGCTGGCACGATAGTTGCATAGCTCAATAGGCTGCACAGTCTTGGTGCACTGCACCTTTATAGTGCATAGTGTTGCATGGTCTGCACAGGGCTGCACAGATAGAGTGTGAAAGGCTATGGAGCAGCCTTAATAGCTAAATAGATACTGTATAGCTACGTCCAACAATAGCTATATAGCTGTATATGCGCCTGTATCGCATCCTAACAAGCTCAAACACTTAAGCCATGCCAATGTATAAGTTTACTGTGAAGTCTATTAAGTTATAAGTAGCAGGTTTCATATAACTAAATGGTATTAGTATTTAATAGTTGTTTGCCTTATTCGCGTGCGTGCGTTTCTTTATATGTTAGCTAAAAAATAAATATAAAATAAATTAAAATAAGTGTTGACTTAATATTGTCAGGTGTTATTATTACCCCATCAAAACAAACAAGGCGATTAACATGAATACATACATACTTACACTTAATACTAAACTGAACTTTAACGGATTTGAGATTCAAGCGGATAACCTCATGCAAGCTAGGGAAGTAATGACAGATTATATCCTGCAAGGATGGAGCATACAGAACATTGTTTATAATAACGAAGTTATATTCTAATACAGGGGCTGACTTAATATTGTCAGCCGCTATTACTACCACATCAAAACAAACAAGGCGGCAACATGTTTTTATATAAAGGGCAATACTTCACAGACTTAGCAGAAATTATTAACTACATTCAAGGAAATACACTATGAAAATTATCAAGTTTACACCGTTTATTAATACTCGTTCACGTTTCTACGTACTAGGCTTCACCGGCTTTATAGCTAAAAGAAAGTATAAGTCTAGGGGCTTCGGTATTGAAAAGCAAAAGACATTCACACAGCTACACCTTGGCAAGCTGAGCATAGCCATTGAGAAGCGAGCACGATGGACATGGAATTTTGCTGGATAGTATGTTTATCTGTATAGCTTTGCAGCC